GTAGAAGATGTAATTTTGACATTATTTAAATCGTACATGATGTTGTTACTACCGTCCATGTAACAAGCTGGACGGTCTGCATTATTACCCGAATATCTAAAATCAAAAAGATACGAGTAGTTAGATGTTCCGCTTAAAACTGTTCGATTAAACCATCCCTCAATACAAAAATCACCTGTCCCAAATGTAAAGTCTGCGTGGCCTGATGGTGCTACTGATAAATAATCCGTTGTACCGTCAAGAAGTATTACAGAGTTCTGGACTTTATGTCCTAGTGGTGAGTGTGTTGTATTACCACCAGTTGTTACCGTGTGGGCTGTTGGACCACTATCTATAAAAGTAGTCATTCCCGATGAAAGAACAGATTCATTATCTAGATAAAAAGTTGGAGATAAGTCTAATATATCAGACTGACTTTTTGGTGTCCAATAAAGTTCAGATGAATCGAACTCTCCGAATGAATCAGCATCAAGCTGACTTCCCGATTTAAAGACTGTCTCTGCGAGATAACCGTTGTAAGCATATGCCGCATTGTCATAGTTTCCAATCCAATGATCTTCACTAGCTTCACCCCAAGCTAAATCAATATCTTGTGATGGATAGTTTGTTGTTCCAAATGCTGTGATCCTCTTACCGTTGACGTATACTTTGTAACGATCTGATGCAATTACCTGTCTGGTGTCAGCCCCAATAACTAAGTGATACCAGCCAATGTCTCTAAACACTTGTGTCGTAATAACATCAAGCCAGTTAGAAATGACCAATTGACTACTGGTATTAATTCGTACTTTCCACCAAGTCGTTTCACTGTTGGCACTACCATGATCCGATGCAAATATAGGCCACCCAACTCCACCAATACTAGCCGCATTGCTTCCTAAATAAAACCAAGTGGATAATGTAAATGTTTTTTGATTCCATCCAGAACTATCCGTCATCCGTGATAATCCGTCACTAGATGCACCAGCGTCAAACAAGGCTGAGTTATCTACTGATACTAGACCACCACTTCCTTGAGAAGCTGCACCCATTAATAAAGCATTATTAAACATTCTTAACTATATTCCTTAGATAATACCGATTGAACGGCAGTTGATGTTCTTACAATATAATCTAATCTATCAACTGCTGCTGCACTTGTCGAGAGAGTGGGAGCAGTTCCTGCTGGAAACTCCCAACTAGTTCCATAACTTAAAGTTCTTGAACCTGTTCCATCTTGAATAATAAATATACTGCCTACCTGTCCCGGTACACATTGAGTAGGATTACTTAAAGTCCTATTACCAGCTAATGTTAAACTAAAATTCTGTCCATTATTAAAACTAAGAGATACACTGGCTGCATCTGTTAAACTAACAATATCTGCAATAGCATTTTTTGCTATATGTATCTGTCCTAATGGAGAAGCTACACCAATTCCTACAGAAGTATGAACATATAGACCACCACCGATACTCACATTACCGCTTATTTGAGCAGAGGTTAGAACAGCATATCCACCTGAAACATTCGTAGCAATTCCTGCTGAAGTTGCTTGAACGCCTGTTAAGTTACCACCACCTCCATAATACTGTGTAGCAGTTACGTTTCCTGTAACGGTCATTGAAGAAACAGACACATGATCATCAAACGTTGCAGAGGTTCCCACAAGAGAACCGCCTATGCTTGTAATACCTGTAACCGCTAAAGTACTGGAAGAGACATGATTGCTAAAGGTAGCAGAAGTTCCAACAAGAGATCCACCGATACTGGTTATTCCTGTTACAGCTAATGCACTAACAGAAACTTTGTCATCGAAGGTTGCAGAAGTTCCGACAAGTGAACCACCAACACTAACTATACCACCTACAGTTAATGTTCCTGATATACTTACATTTTCGAAACTAGGACTTGCACTCGTATGAACAACTTGTGAAGCTGGTAATGTTACAAATACATCTTTAGTACCTGCACTAAAGTTAACAGCTGACCCTGTACTAGAAGAAAGTAAAGTTGTCCTAGTAAGATTATTACTGGATGAACCGTATGTACCAATACCAACTTCCCATTCATCTAAAGACTGATGAACAATGGCATAGTAAGTTGTATTAGTATTTCCAATGGCACTGCTGAAATCTTGAAATCCTCCAGTTTCTCCGTCTAGAGATACAGCACCTGTTCCTGTTGTAGTAGTTGTTTCTTTAACCCGATCTTTGAGAACGAAAGCCATGTTATATTACTGCCTTTCTTTTAATTTAGTTTAATCGGATAACAGCACTAGCCGATGTTGCAGCTGGAACAACTAGTTTAAACTCACCATTCGTTGCTGATTTTTCTCCACCAAAGTCATATACCGCTATAACACTTTTACTACTGTGACTGTCATTATAGATAATACATCCGTTTGCAGAGAATGTTGCAGCAGCCCAACTTACATCAGCAAAGTCTACAACTCCTGAAGAGTCAACAGTACTTACTGAAACAGTTGCAAGTGTTTTCCCTCCTGTTGTGTAACCATTACCGTTTGCTAATTGTCCTGTAACGGATGCATACGTATTAGGTCCACCAGCAGAAACATTCTGAGAAGATGAAACTAATATAACTTTTAGTGTATTACTTTGAAGATTATGTTCTGCTAACATAACCTCCGATTTAAATTGATTATTCACACCTGTCGTGATTGCCATTTTCTTTTCGTCCTTTTACCTTTACGTAGTTCCTGATACAAATTGAGGGAAATAATTTAGAATTGCTGTTGATTGCGCTGGTGTCCATGTACTACTAACATACTCTAAAATCTTTTCTGGTCTTGCGTCTTTTAAAACATATTTTGCACCTATACGAGGTGATTTATTTTGAGGGTGATTTTCTAAATTATAATTTCCATCACTTTCATCAGGCCCAACAACAAATCCTGTAGACTCCTTTACCCTTTGTTCATAAGGATATCTGAATCCACTTTTATCACTTATAAAATAAGCTCTTACCATCTCATTCTACTACCTATACAAATCTTATAGAAGGCTTAATAAGCATTGCTGCTCGTTCTCTATCCTCTGCCATAGCATTAGATAGTAATGTTTCGTATTCAATCTTTAAAGCTGCTACTCTTGTAGCTGGTATGCCCATTCTTTTAAAACCAAGATAATAAGCAAGACCCATTGTTAAACAAGGTAAGTAACGATATGGGACATCTGCGGTATCTGTTGAGTTTTCAAAGTCAAAAAATCTTCTAATACTATGCATACGAACAGTGTCTGTACTATTTTCAGGCGAAGGCCAAACTATAAAACTTACGTTATCCCTTCCCTTCATAGTAGCATATTGAAGACATCTTGCTTGTGTAGTTTTATCAGGAACTTTTAAATATTCTTCCGCTGTAATCCTACTCATTTGAATATCATTAGAACCTCTTCGTGACACTGCCTCAGTAACAGCAGCAGTTGTACTAGGAAGAGTGTAAGTTGTTGTTCCTTGAACTAAAGCTAAGTCGGTAAACTCAGTAGTCCATAAAAGAATACCACGATTCTGCCAATCACTTAATAAAAGATTTAAAGATCTTCTTGCAGTTATACCATCATTTCCAACAAAAGGAGGTCCACCTAAATGTTCGTAAGCTTCGGATATAATCTCATCAATATCTAAATTAAAATCTTGGCTTGTTGAAACTGTCATACTAAAGCCTATCTTTTAAATATTTTTTTACATAGTCCGTTAATGTATCTTGTTGTTTTGCAACATATACAATCGCACTCACCCTTTTTTTTAGCCATGTTTTATCCTAACAAAAATGTAGCAAACGCACCAGTTGGTAAGGTAACATGTAACTTTTCACTTACACGTATTCCTAAATCTGGAACATAAACATCTGACGCACTACTTACACCAAGATACTGCTTATAAACAATAGTACCTGATGCGCTTCCGTTACGTACTACCATGTCTCCTTTAGCTGCTGCTGTTCCCCAACTAACACCTCTAATACGTGTAGGATAGTCAGTTGCAGTAACGGTAGCAGATACAAAGACTGCATTAATAGCTGTAGTCATTTCATTAATTCCTTATGTGAATTATCTACTCTCTATAATAAAAGAGGGATGCCGTTTTAACAAGCATCCCCCTCGTATTAACCAACTTAGTTATTAACCAGCGTTGCCGTAGAAACCACGCCAATCTGACCAACCAAAGCTATAACGCTCACGAGCCTTAAAGCGGAGGTTACCAGTATCGAAGTCTGGTTCCATTTTGGTTCCAAGAGGTGCGCGAACAAACATCTTAGTACCATTAGGCACATCTGATTTCACAAACCAAGCACCAGCTGCGGTAAACCTGTGATTAACAAAGTCACCTTGTGGTACAACACCCATGCTACGAACAGCATTAATGTCGTTTGTGTTTGTAACACCAGCAACGTTACCAGCTACACCTGCTAGATTGTTACCGTATACAACAGTTGTGGTTGAGAGTGTAGACTTTAAGATCTTTTGTGCTACAAACTGATTATCAGGGGCAATATGCAATGAAACAGGCATAGCTCCAATCAGAATACCACGATCATCTTCTGCCTTTTGAATCTGTATAACAGCAGTTTCAAGAGAGGATTCAGATAGATCAGCAGCGGTCAAAAGATTACTTTGAACACCAGCTTGTACTGGATGAGAAGCAGAGAATAATACAACTCCGTCACCACCTAGTCCACTGGTAAAGCCATTGTTAAAGATAGCAGCAGCTTTAGTTTGCTTTGTAGCTGCCATTGAACGTGCAAGAGACTTTGCTCTAATCTTAGCAAAAGTATCATACAAGTTATCTTCCATAGCCTCTTCCGTAACAGCAAATGCCAACGCAATCGTTTGATGCGTATAGCGAGATGCCCAACTTTCGCTGGCACTTTCATAAGATACGGCAGAACCTTCTGCTTTAACTGGTGCTTCACCGAAAGCAGTCATTAAGACTTCTTCTTCGAAAGCACGATCAGAATTCTCTATCTCAAAAAGAGGTTTTTGCTCTTCATCAATGGAACCATACTCAAGTCCAAAGATTGCGTTTAAGCCCGGAAGAAGCTGTTTGCCAATACTGGCGCGATTTATAGCCATTTAATCAGTCCTTCCTTTAATTAGCTATTGAAGCAGCGTAGTCAAGATGATTAGAAAGACGAACTAATACACGAGTATTAGCTTGATTCCAATCATTACCCTCAACTTCCCACAAACCAACTATACGTAGTGGATTTGCAAGGGATGTACGAGAAGTAACTTGAACTGCCCATGCTGACTGACCAGTATAGGTATTTCCAGCAGAAACTTCAACAAAGAAGTTCTGAGTTTCTAGATCACCTATAGTAACAGTA